ATGGCATCTATCCAACGACGCGGCACCTCCTGGCGTGCCGAGATCTACAAGGACGGTCGACGCGAGTCGAACACCCTCCCCACGAAGGCGCAAGCGGTCCAGTGGGCGCTGATGCGCGAAGCCGAGCTGACGGGTGCACGCCTCCCAGAGAATACCGTGAAGGACGCCCTGCGCCGCTATGCCGATGAGGTGGCGCCTAAGCACAAGGGTGCACGGTGGGAGCTGGCCCGGCTGGGACTGCTGGAGCGGGATCCCCTGGCGCTCGTGCGCCTGCCCGCTCTTCGGCCGATCCACTTGGCCGAATGGCGCGAGCGCCGCTTAGGTCAGGTCGCACCCGCCTCCGTCCGGCGCGAGATGAACCTGCTGCAGTCGGTGTTCAAATCCTGCCGGAAGGATTGGGGATGGCTGAACGGGGACCCGATCAAGGACGTGGACCGGCCACAGGCTCCGGCCAGCCGGAAGCGCAGGGTGGCCCAGGAGGAGATCGACCGGCTGACGCTGGCGCTGGGATACGACGGCGGCGTGCCGGAGACGGCTCAGCACCGGGTCGCGCTGTGCTTCATGTTCGCCCTGGAGACAGCCATGCGCGCGGGCGAGATCTTGGGCATGAAATGGTCCGATGTGTCGGCCAAATCCGTGACCTTGCCGAAGACCAAGAACGGCGACGTTCGCCGTGTGCCAATGTCAGCCCGCGCGCGGGAGATTATCAGCCTTCTGCCGCAGGAGGCGGATAACGTTTTCGATCTGGACCCCGGCACGCGAGACACCCTTTTCCGCCGTGCGCGGGATGCCGCTCAGATCGAGAACCTGCACTTCCACGACAGCCGAGCAGAGGCGATCTGGCGGCTATCTAAGAAGCTGGACGTGATGGAGCTGGCCCGGGTTATTGGCCACCGGGACCTGAAGAGCCTCTTGATTTACTACCAGACCGACGCCGACGAGCTGGCTGACCGGCTCGGTTAGCTTGGCGCCACGCCAGCACCTCGCCGGCAATCCATGTGGCCGGGCGCATGCTGATCCGGACGGGGAAGTCCGGCCTGCAGGCGACGGTCTCCAGCACCGTTCGCGCAGCCAGGCCGAGCAGGGTGCCGACTTCTTCGGCACCTATGGCTCGCAGCTCGAATGGGATGTTCTCGGCAGCTCCCATGATTCCCTCCGTCAGATCGACGCCAGCGCCGCGCGCTGGGTCTTGGGTTTGCGCTCAGCCAGGCCGAGCTGGAACTGCAGGACGTTGTCGACCGCCGCAGGCACCACTGACGGCCGCGCGCTGCGCGCCGGGCGGTTGAGCCGGCGCCATGCCGCAATGGCCGCATCGGGGTCGGCATGCTTGCTGGTCGACCTGCAGGCGCACTCGACCAGGTGGCCACCGCCGGCAGCGGTACAGCGCTTGTCGTGGATGTGGCGCGCGCGGTGGCCGGCCGCGCAGTTCGGCAACCCTTCGGGGTGGCTGATATGTTCCTGGGTCATGGCTTGTTGCACTCCTGGATGTGGGCTTCGAGCTTTTCCAGCAGGAAGGTGGCTTGCGCCGCGCGGTGGCGGCGGTCGTAAGTGTTGAGGTGGGCCGGCGCATCGACGAGCCACTGCAGTGGCTGGATGAGCCAGCTGGGATCGAAGGGGAGCAGGGTGCGCGGGTCGGCCTTCTTGTCAGGCGGGAAGCAATCCGGGCCTGCCCAGTCTTCGCTCATCCCGCAACGTGTGCAGACGCGCCGCTGGAAGTCGTGGACCTTCTCGGGCTGGATGACGCGCGGTGTCTCGAACAGGGCGCGCACAACGAGTCCACGCTGGTGAGCGGCGTAGACGTGCCCGGCATCGGCCTGGACCCAGCAGCCCGGCTTGAAGTCGTCCTTTAGGCGGTATTCCCAGCGGACAGGCTGCGCGGAGTAGAGCGAGGTCATCAGGGTGTCGGCCCACGCGCGCACCTGGTTGGCGGCAACGGGAGCGCCGGCCGGATCCACGCGCCGCATGGCAGCGACGACCGCAGCGACAGGCGACGATGCCTTGGTGGCCTCGACAGTGGTGGCCGGGGAAATGGGAAGCGGTGCGGTCATGCGAACAAGTCCAGTTGAGCCGGCAGTGCCGGCGGTAGTGCGGACTCATCACGTAGTAGGTCGGTCATGCGGAACGTCACGGCCCATGCGTCGGTATGGCGGATCAGGTACTGGTTTTCCTGGCACACCGAGATCTTTCCGGCGGAGATCAGGTAGCCGGCGTGCGCCGGCCCGGTGAATCCTTCGTATTCGATGCGCAGGATCTGCTCCCGTCGCCAGCCGGCGCGCAGCTTGCGGTCGAGGATCGAGCGGGCGAAGGCTCGAAGTTGATCAGGGCTCATCGCGGCTTTCCTTGGGCGGGATTGGCCCGGTATGGCGGTAGTCACGCAGTGGGTCGGCGACGAACTTGCCGCTGACCACTCGGCGCACGGTGTATTGGGGGAAAGCCTCAGCGGGCAGGCGGGCTTGCGCCTCATCCATCAGCGCCACGAACTGCTGCTGCCATTTCAGCGGCATGGATTGCAGAGTCCGACGTGGGACGACCAGATAAGACGCACGGGTGAGCCCGAAAGCGTCCCACACAGGGCCGTTGTAGTAGGGGCACTCGACCGGCTCGGATTGGTCCTGCGCAGCGGTGAGCAGCTGATCAGTCATGGGAGGGCACCTCTTTGATCCAGCGGATTGAATGGATCCGCCGCTCTGCCTTGTGGCTGAACCGTCGCGGACGGGCTGCTGAGCGCAGCCAGGGGAATCGGGTGTGGACACGGCGCATCAGTCGGTGGCTGCTGGCGTGCTGCAGATGGCCGGCGAAGCTGGCGATGCGGTTAGACAGCTCACGGAAGTCCGCTGGGGTGCCGCGCAGCTTGTCGCCCTGGACGTGCCTGCCTTCCCACTCGGCCAGCGCGGTGTGCAGGTGCCCGACCACCCGGCGCCGAGCCAGGGTATGAGTCGGGTAGATCACGTATCCGAGGAAGTCCAAGCCGTCGGTCAGCTGGCAGAGCCTCTGCTCGGCCTTCAGCCGCAGGCCGAGCTGGTCTTGCAAGAAGTCCTCGATCTGGTCGCGCCAGGCGGCCAGCTGCTCGCGGTCGTGGTGGAACAGCACGAAGTCATCGACATAGCGCAGGTAGCGCTTGGCCTTGAGGACGTGCTTGGCGAACTGGTCCAGCGCGTCCAGGTAGACATTGGCGAAGAACTGGCTGGACAGGTTGCCGATCGGTAGGCCACGCCCGGCCGGTGCATTGGCCAGCCGCTTGTGTGGTGGCACCTGTGCCTGCTCGGTAGCCGTGGCCCGGTACTGGACGCCGGCATGTAGCGGCGAGCGGCGCAGTAGTGCATGGGTGGCACGCTGGACGACCAGTGGTGCGCCACGGCGCTGCAGCCGGGTACGCAGCAGCCGCCACAGGGTAGGCCGGTGGATGCTGTTGAAGAAGTTGGCGATGTCAAGCTGCAGATACCAACCACCACCCTTGCCGCTGTGCACCTGGCGCACGAACTGCTGGGCCCTGCGTACAGCCGCATGGCTGCCGCGGCCCTTGCGGTTGGCGTAGCTGTCGTGGATGAACGTCGGCTCCCACAGCGCTTCCAGCTGCGGCACCAGCCAGTGGTGCACGACGCGGTCGGCGAAGTCCGGCGCATGGATCTCGCGAGCCTTCGGGCGGGTTGCTACGAAGCACGTCGAGGGCCGTGGCTCCCAGCGGCCGGCCAGCAGCTCGCGCTGCAGCTGCAGCAGGCCGTCGGCCCAGCGATGGTCGAATCGCAGCTGGTTGAAGCTCGGAACCTTCTGGCGGCGCGCACGCCGCCATGCCTGGTACAACTCCTGCAGGCCTACCTCTCCCTGAAACTCACCGGCACGACGCACGGCCAACGCGAACCCGTTGTTGTTGCGGTGGTTGTTGTTGACGTTGCCGTTGTTGAAATTGACGTTCCACGCGGACGCCGAGGACCAGGCGGCCGCCTCCCCATACACTTGCGACCAGGCCGCGCAGCCCGGATGCGGATAGCGCGGCGTCGTCATGAGTTGGCCCCCGCAAGGGCGGTACGGGTACTCAGTTTCTTGCCACGCTGCGCGACGCCATCGGCTTGCGCATTCTGGGCATGGGAGACTTCGCGCAGGCGGCGGCGCCAGCCGCCGGCCTGCATGCCCAGCTCTTCGGCCAGGCGAATAAGCATTTCAAACTGGCGGAAGCTGGCGAAGGCGCCAACCCTTTTGCCGATCTGCAGGAGCTGCTTGAGAGCGTCGATATCCCGCACCAGCACCGCCACCCATCGCGCCTGCTCAGCACGCTCACGCCAGGCGTTGTTGGCGTTGATGAACACCTGCTGGGCACGCGCGCGCAGGTCGCTGCCGATCTGGTAGCGATGGTAGCGGGCGAACCGACGCACGGCGTTCTCGATCTCGACCGCCATGCGTTCGGCGGCCTTGATGATGGGTGGGGGCTGGAATCGGGAGGTCATCGGGAAAGCCTCAGCAGAAAATCAAATCACTGACCGGCACGACGCACGGCCAACGCGAACCCGTGGCCGTGGCGGCGGCCGTCGTAGACGCTGCCGCCGTTGAAATCGACGAGCCACGCGGACGCCGAGGACCAGGCGGCCGGGGTCTTCGACCAGTACCAGTCGTTCTGGATGTCCTTGAAGAAGTCGGTGTTGATGGCCGGCGAGTAGCGGCTGCGGTCGATCAGCAGCTGCAGTTCCTCGATGGTCGGCAGATCCCAGTCGGTGTGGCCGAGGAAGTCCAGGGCCTTGGCGGCGGATTCGCAGTCAGCATGCGGAACATCGCTGTCCACGATGTTGGTGGCGGTGAAGGTCAGGCCGTAGTCGGGCAGGAACACGGCGACGTGGTCGATGGAATCGTCCGGCAGCTGGTTGCGGTCGGCGCCGATCTTCTTGAAGATGATGGGGTTCATGGTTGCTCCAGGGAAAGGATCAAAAGGGCCAATTACTGACCGGCACGACGCACGGCCAACGCGAACCCGTCGTAGTTGCGGGGGAGGTAGCCGACGTAGCCGTAGTTGAAACCGACGACCCACGCGGACGCCGAGGACCAGGCGGCCGGCGTGCTGGTCCAGTGCCAGCGCGGCAGCACGCCCGGGAACAGCGCGGTATCGATGGCGGGCTCATGGCGGTTGTCATCGACAAGGGCGGCCAGTTCGGCGCGGCTCGGCATGCCCCAGTCGTCGTAGCCCAGCAGGCGCAGCTCACGGCATGCCTTTTCGCAGTCGGCCTGGCTCATCGGGTCGCCATCGCTGTCGCCGATGGACTTGACCGCCCACATGAGGCCGGTGGCGTGGTCGATCACCGCGACGTGGTCGGTACGCGGGTCGCTGCCGGCAGCGCTGGTGCCGTCGGCTAACAGCTTGGTGTGGCCAGTGGCGGTCACGCTGCCGGAGGCGACGGGATCTGCGGCGAGCTCGATCAGGTTGGTGATCGCCGCAGGAGAAAGGGCGAGCTGGATCTCGGTGTCGCCCTTGGTGCGAATGGTGATGGCGTTCAACGTGCGTTCCTCGCGTTGCTGTGGGTGCCGCCGACGGCGGCGCGGGTTGGACTGCAGAGAGCTGCCAGGGCTTCCAGACGCTCCGCCTCGGCGGTGTAGTGAGCTGCTCGCTCCTGACGGACCTTGTGGGAGAACTGCACGTCAGTCAGGGCATGCTCGGCAGCGTCGCGGTTTGCCTTTGCGAGGCGTGCCGGGTCGTGGTCGAAGATGTCGAGTTGATTGCGCATGCGGCTCCCTGGGATGGGTTACCGGCGAGTGGAAGTCCGGCCGGCGCGGAGCCCGGTCAATCGGGCGGGCGGTTGCTCAGTGGGTTTCGTCTGCGGCCAGTGGTGCGCGCTGACGCTCGGCGCTGCGCCGCTGCATCTCGGCCTTGAAGGCTGGCCAAGTGCTCTGGAGGTCTTCCCAGCAGCGCCATGCGAAGAACACGGCGCCGATGGCGCAGGCGAGGGCGACGGCGTCGACCCGGTTGTGCAGGGCCCAGGCGAGCAGTGCGAGCAGCAGGCCGACCACGAAGGCACAGAAGAAGGGCAGGACCAGGTGGCGCATTACTCGGTCTCCTGTTCGGTGGTGGGCTCGGCCGGCGCGGGCGCGGGGCCGGCGGGCGGGGTGATGGGCGGGATGCCGACGGCCATGGCGGCGAAGAAGTCGGGGTCGGTCACGCGGCACCGCCCTTGATGCGGAGGAGCGCGGCATCAAGTTCGGCAGAACGTGCGTGGATGATCGAATCCGGTCCACGCATGTGCTGCAGGGACGTGCGTGCTGCCTGAGCCGCCTCGATCAGATCGGCAAGCGCGTCTGCGACCTCCCGCAGCTCCTCAGTGCCGAAGCCTTCCTCTTCCAGGTCTGAAATCGCGGCCCGGATCGCCTGCTGTGCGTCTACAAAGAAGCTCACGCAGCACCGCCTTGGGCGCCTGCGCCCTCAGTGGAGGCAATGAACGCCTGTAGCTTCTTCTGGCTCGTGGGCGGCAGTGCGATGTAAGTGCGACCGGCAATGACGTGGTGCTGGCCAGCGGTCTCCATGAAAGTCGGCGCGGTGTCGGTGGACACGTACACGGCCATGGCCGTTGCGCCTTTCGTCCGGCGCCAGCCCGACACGCTCCAGCCGGCCGGATCCTTCATCACTCGCAAGCGCATGCCACAGCCAGGCACTTCGATGACGGGGAGGCTCGGTGCGGCGGCGCTCATGCAGCACCTGCCTGTGCGCGCGCTGCGCGGCGAGCTGCAGCGACGGCACCGGCTGCGCTCTTGCCCTGCCGCAGCACGGCATTGGCGGCGAAGCTGGCGGCTGCGACGACCTGATAGGGGAGGAGGCCCCAGCGGCACCCAGCGCGGGCGACGATGCCGGCGGCGGCTGCCGCGCGCTGGGCGTTGGAGTGGTGGGCGAGGGCGGCGCTCATGCGGCGGCGTCCTGGCATTCGCCGCGCAGCTGATGCGCGGCGTGCTGGATCTCTACCGAGAGGCGGTCAGCCTCTGCGAGTTCAATATAGAGGCTGGCAGCGCCCACCTTGATGGCGACCACGCCGAGGGAGGGAATCGCTACGACGGTGGGTGGCGCCTTGCTGACGCCTAGAGACATGGTTGCCATTGCGTGATCTCCTGCGCCCGGCCCCGGGATGGGGCTGTGTAGGCGGCTTGGAGATAAAACTACAGGATTCTGTAGATTTCAGTCAACAGGATTCTGTAGAAATCTGTGCGTCTGCACTTTCGGGGCTGCAGAACGAAAAAGGCCCCGTCGTCGCGGGGCCTTTTGATCACTGTCTTGCGCTGCCTGTCGCTAGATATCCTCGCCCCGGCGCATCAGTGCAGCACCAACGATCCGGCCAGCTACGTGCAAGGTGTCAATCTCATCTGGTGGCAGAACGGCGTTCTGGTACTTGGGATTCGTGCTGACGATATGCAGACCGTTAGGCAGCATCTGCAGGCGCTTGACCATGGTGTAGCCGTTGAGGTTGATCAAGTACACCCCGTCGCCGTCGAAGAAGCCGCGCGCCGTGTCGACCATGACCACGTCCCCGTTCTTCACATCAGGGTGCATGGAGTCCCCGCGAACGGTAATCAGCTGCACGCGCCCCTCGTCGGGGATGAATCCGATCTGGCTACGCACCTGCCATTCGGCGATATCGACCTCTCGCAGCACTGCCGGATAGTCCTGGTTCACCACGCCCACACCCCCGGCAGCCTGCGCATCCATCATGCGGAAGCGAACATAGCCGGCGGGAATCTCAGACGCCGCGACGTACTCGGCCTGGGGCTCTGCTAGGCCGTGTTGCGTGCCCTTGCCGGTCTCTAGCCACGTTAGGGAAACGCCCAGGGCGGACGCAATGACGCGGAGCTTTGTGCTCGTCTGCATTCCGCCCCGTTCCAGCTCAGCAATGGTGCTGTAGCCAATCCCGGTCGCCACGGCCAGCTCGGACCTGCTCATGCGGGCATCCGCCCGGGCCTTCTTTACTCGATCGCCAATGGTTTCCATACCGGAATGCTCACAGAAGTCTGTAACAGAATGCTGTTGATTGAGCCTACAGAATCCTGTAAGTTCCTTGCCCATGGACTGGAAATCCCACATCGAAGTGCTGTTGAGCGCCGGCGCAACTGTTGAACAGTTGGCTTCCGGTATGGGTGTCACTCCCAACGCAGTTCGCGAGATCCGGGCTGGGCGCACCCGATCTCCACGTGCCGACGCGGCTTTCAAGCTGGCTGACATGAAGCCCGACCAGTTCGGGGGATCTCCCCTCACTCACGTGACTGCCCTGATCGACACCCGCATGAGCAAGCGCGCGCTGCGCGCGCGGCTCGGCCTGGGCAATGACGCGCACCTGGCAAAGGTTCTGGATCTGCCGGTTGAGCAGGTGGCTGGCTGGCCCGAAGAGGGCGCGCTGCCGGCGCTGCCGCAGATCACCAAGCTCTTGGGCATCGAAGAGCGGGCGCCGGCTGCAGCCGCGCCGCACGATCCAGATGCTGACCGAATCGTTTCTGTGGACGCGGCCTGACGTGCCGCGCGCTGCAGTGCGTTGCTTCACCAACCCCTCCAAATAGCTTCCATACGGATATGTACGCAGACCCTTCAAACCTTCGTGACAACCCGATCAAGGTCCGGTTCAACGACACGGAAAAGGCCTTGATCGATGCGGCAGCGAACTTCAATGGGCGCCAGCCCGCGGTGTTCGTTCGTGACCTGGTGCTGGCCGGCTTGGCCGCGTTGGAACAGCGTAGCCCCGACAGTGATGTGGCCTGAAGGACCCAACGAGTCCCTGGGGAGGGTCCATGGAAATTCAGCTGTCGCGCGACCAGCGAAAACAGCTTGATCAATACGCGGCCTCGCGGGGGATCACTCCCGAGGAGGCCGCGACAGAGCTGGCACGCGGCGAACTTGGGCGCCGCTACCGGCTCCCGCGAAGCAACGGCGAAGTGGTCCCTTTTCAGGGACTGAAACGGCCCGAAGACCCTACGAGGTAGTACAGATGAGCAGCCTACGCGCGCGCTCCACCGATCCGGACACCAGCCACGCCGCTGCTGCCGACCTTGTCGCCAGCGGTGCATTGCGCGTCCAGCATGCCAAGACGGAAGCCGCGGTGGCCCGTCATCCGGGGCACAGCAGCCTGCACCTGTCGACGCTGACCGGTCTTGATCGCCACATGCTGGGCCGTCGTCTGCCGGAGCTGGCCCGCGAGGGTCGCATCTGGCGCGGCCCGTCAGCGCCCTGTGCCACCACCGGCAAGCCGGCCTGCACCTGGTGGCCGGTGGCCCCGGGCCAGAACATGTCGCTGGGGCTCTGACATGTCGACCATCATCATGTCGCAGTGCTGGCCGCTGCAGGGCCTGAGCGTCACGCAGAAGGCCGTGCTGATCTCGCTGGCGGACCAGGCCAATGACGAGGGCGTGTGCTGGCCGGCCATCGCTACGATCGGAAAGCGCTGCTGCATGTCTGCGCGCGCTGTGCGCACCGCCATGGATCATCTGGAGGTGGTTGGCCTGCTGACTCGCGAGCGCAGGTTCAACAGCAGCAACGTCTATGCGGTCACGCCGGACAAGTTCAATGCCGATGCCGCCGCGCCGAAGGGCAAGCGGAAAACGGCGAAGGGTGGGGATGCACCGGGCGCAGGTGATGCGCCCCGTGCAGGGGGTGCGCCCGATGCACCCCGGGGTGCGCCCCATGCAGGAGGGGGTGCACCGGGCGCAGGTCTGGAGGTGCGCCCCGTGCCGCCTAACCGTCATATAACCCTCAATGAACCGTCAGGAGAACCGTCATTTCCGGCGGGCCTGCCGGCCACGCCGCCGATGGTGGAGTCGGAAACCGAGTTGCAGGCAGCTTGCCGTGCCACCTGGGTGGCCTACGCCACTGCGTACCGCGACCGTCACGGGGTGGCGCCGGTCCGCAACGCGAAGGTCAACGCCAACGTGAAGCAGATCGTGCAGCGGCTGGGCCGCGAGGAGGCCCCGGCGGTCGCCGCGTGGTTCTTGACCGTCAATGAGCGCTACGTGGTGCAGGGCTTGCACGACCTCGGCCAGCTGCTGGCGCGCTGCGAGGCGTACCGCACCCAGTGGGCCACCGGCCGCCAGATGACCCAGGCCAGCGCGCAGCAGCAGGACCAGACACAGTCGAACGCCAATGCGGCCGACGAGGCAAAGGATCTGCTGCGGAAGATCAAGGGGGCCAGCAATGCTCAGTGACTTCGAGCAGGAACGTCTGATCGAGTTGCTGGTGGCCACCGCCGAGGTAATCGGCGACCGGATCAGTCCGAGCGCCGCCGTCTTCATGGTTTCGGATCTGGCGCAGTACCCGCTGCCGATGCTGGAGCGCGCGCTGGCATCGTGCCGTCGAGAGCTGAAAGCGCGCCTGTCCCTGGCCTCGATTCTGGAGCGGATCGAAGACGGCCACCCAGCGCCGAATGAGGCGTGGGCCAGCGCGATCCGGGCCGCCGATGAGGGCGCGACCGTGGTGTGGACCGAGCAGACCCGCGACGCGTGGGCTGCAGCGCTGCCGCTGGTGCAGGCTGGCGACAAGATCGCGGCGCGCCCGGCATTCCTAGAGGTGTATGCCCGGTTGGTGAAGGACGCGCGCGCTGCCCACCGCACGGCGACCTACCAGCTTTCGCTCGGCGCTGACGTGTCCGGCCGGGATGGCGTGCTGCAGCAGGCCGTGGCCGCCGGGCAGCTGACGCATGAGCAGGTCGCGGAACATCTCGCGTTGCCGCCGGCCACCCCGGCGTTCAATCCGGTGGCGCTGCTGGCCGGCACGGTGGAGGCATCGCCGACTGCAGACGCCCGGACCCGCGCGCACCTGGCCGCGATCGCGGACCTGCTGGGAGGCAAAGCGGCATGAGGAGCCCCGATCACTTCGACGTTGAGGTGCGCCCGGTGAGTGAGCCGGTGGCCGTGGCCGGCTGGTATCTGGCCTATGGCTACGGGGTGAAGCCGCTGGTGATGTACGCCTCCCGCGGGATGACGGTGTGGCGCGATGGCATGCGGCAGATCCCGATCACCCGGTATGCGGGCCCGATCCCGGAGTTGCGCTGATGTGGTCGAAGGCACCACCGCCGACCAGGGAAGAGGGCGCCCGGATCGAGCTGGCCAAGGCGGGCCCGTGCATGGCCTGCCTGGCGCTTCAGATACAGGGGCTGCTGGAGCCATCCCTGGTGGTCTACGGCTGCGACTACAACCACGCCAAGAGCGGGAACGTGCGGCGCGGCCACATGGAGGGCTACGGCCTCTGCAAGTGGCACCACATGCGGCATCTGATGGAGGGCAACACCTTCGCAACGATGCGCCAAATCTACGGCCCGAGCCTGATGGATGGCTCGCGGACGTTCCACGAAACATATGGCTCGGATGACGAGCTGATCGCAAACCAGACCTACATCAACGAACTGAGGGCGGCAGCATGAGGAACACGAAGGCCATTGCGCCGAGGATCAACCCCCAGCGGGAACCACGCGAGCGGCGGATGGACCACAACACGGTGTCCCGGCCCAAGCGAGCTAAGGCACGCGTGCTCGCCGATGGCCCGGCCGAGACGGTGGAGCAGTTCGAGGCGCGCGGCGGGCAGGTGCAGCGCCTGACGGCCAGCTGGGAGCAGCGAGCATGAGCGGCTATGCACTCAGGGCACGCGAGCTGCTGGCTCTCGAGCTGAGCGACGCCGGGCGCTTGAATTTCCAGCAGGGGAGGCAGGTGGTTGTGACCACCGCCAGTGCACTCAACGCCATTGAGGGAGCGTTGTCGGTGCCGCTGTCATGGCGCCCGATTGCCGAGGCGCCGCAGGACGGTCGCCGGCTGATGCTGTGGGACTCGGTGAGCAAGCGGCCGGTATTCGGCAGCTGGCGCGGTGACAACCCTGCGATCACGCACTATGCGGCCGAGCCGGCCGGCCCGGTGGGGGGCTGATGGACGCCAATGAAACGCGGGCGCGGGCGATGCTGGCATCGATCTTCACTTGCGATCCGGCCGAGTTGACCCGGGATGAGGTTCGGGCGGCGCGCGCTGTCCTGGCCTGGCAGGTAGCGCAGGGCTTCGTGCTGGTGCCGGTGGAGCCGACTGACGAAATGCTGTTGGCTGCACACCGAGCGGACACGACCCGGGCGCCAATCACGAGCCGTTGGAGCGCCATGCTCGCCGCCCGCCCGGAGGTGCCTTCGTGAGCTGCCTTCACCCGATCCAGAGAGAGGGCCTCAATAGGGCCGCAGCAAGTAACTACCTGGCGCGACCGCGCGCTGTACGAGCAAACCACCAAGGGGAAGGCGCATGAGGACGAACAAAGCACGCGAATTGCTGGCAAGCCGTATGGGGCCGACCACGCAGAGGTTCGACGCTGGCTGTGGTGGTGGCCTGCCGGAGCTGACTACGCAAGACATTGCCGCCGCACTGGCGTACGTGCCTGATGGCCTTGGCCGTGAGTTGCTGGAGGTGTTGTGGTGGCCGGAGAGCGCCGCGCGCCGACGCGAGCACCTGCGCAAGGCCGTGATCGGCCTGGTGGCGCCAGAGTTCATCCAGCAGATGCATGGCCTGGCCACCGCGCGGACCGAGTTCGGCATCGCCAAAGCAAGCATCGGCTGGGGCGGCGGGCCGGTGACGGATATGCAGCGGCGTGAGCTGAGCCGGGCAGAGAGCGCACTGGATGAGGCGCGCGCTGCGGCATGGCCGAACAACACCATGGAGCAGCTTGGGGTGCTGGCCAGCGCTGTGATTGAAGAAATGGTCAGCTGTGGCTGCTGCAAGGCTTGCGACGGCCTGCGCTTTCAAGCCGCTGTAGTGGATGGCGGGGTCGTTGAGTGCGAGACATGCGGAGGGGTTGGGCTGGAGCAGCTGAGTGGCCGCAAGCGCGGGGCGGCTATTGGTGCCGACGAAGCTGCCTACCGGCGATTCTGGCGCCCCGTGTACGAGTGGATGCTGGAGCGTATGCGCAGCGCCGAGCATGTTGCTGCCGAGGCCTTCTCCGGGGCTCTGAATCGCGCTGCATAGTGCGGACTTGCGGGGTCCGCAGATTGACGAGCATTCTTGTCACCATCCAGACGCAAGCCCCGGCCCAGCCGGGGCTTTTCTATTTCGGAGACGCAATGGCGCAGATCACTCCCCAACAGGCTGGCGGCGTGAACGTCGTGGCCTTCCTCGACATGCTGGCCTGGTCCGAGGGGACCGACAACGGCAGGCAGCCCACCAACAACAGCGGCTATGACGTGTTGGTGGGCGGCAAGCTCTTCAACACATACCGCGATCATCCGCGTGTTCTGGTTCGCCTGAACCCGAAGTTGACGTCGACGGCTGCAGGCCGCTACCAGTTCTTGTCGCGCACTTGGGACAGCCTGCGGCGCCAGATGGGTTTGGCGGACTTCGGCCCGTTGAACCAGGACAAGGGTTGTATCCGGCTGATCCAAGGGCGGGGTGCTTTGGAATCGGTCAAGGCCGGCCACATTCATCACGCGATTGCGCTGTGTTCCAAGGAATGGGCGAGCCTGCCAGGTGCGGGTTATGGCCAGCACGAGCACAAGTTCTCCGACCTGTTGGCTGTGTACCGCAAGGCCGGCGGGACGGTGGCGCCGTGACCGAGCCCGTGAGCACCTTCAAGATCGTCGTCGGGACGTTCACCGCCGCCGTTGTGGCACCGGCAACCGCCGACGCACTACGTGAGGCCGAGCGAATCATCCTCGGCGTTCCGCAGTCAGTACTGCTGCTTGCATTGGCCGGCGCCCTGATCGGTGTGCTGATCCTCCCGGACAAGGACGCTGGGCGAGTGGCGGCAGACGCCAGTCGACTTCGCCGGCATCGCCTGCTGCAGACCGCTGCTCGTTGGGCCGCGCTGGCGGTTGCGGTCGTGGCCTACGCAGTCCTTGCGGCCTGGGTGGTGGCTATCGCGGCATGGATTTGGCCCCAGCTGGCCGGCGCCCCGCAGCTGCCGATGGCAGGCATCTCGGGCGTCCTGATCCGCCGGCTGCTGCCCGGCTACGTGCGCATGGTGGAGAAAGCCACCGGCGCCATCGGAGGCGACAAGCCATGAACGTAGTGATTCGATTCCTTCGCGCGCTGTGGACACTGATCGTAGGCGCCGCTGCCGACGCGCTGCAGTGGCTGAGCAAACCCGGCAGCAAGGTCAAGCTGGTGTGCGCGGTGCTGGCCTTCGGCTGCATGGTGTCCGGGCTGACTGCCTGGGAGAAGGAGCAGAAGATCCGCGACTTGAGCGCCCAGGTGATCAAGGTCCGAGCTGACTGGCAGGCTGATGCCGCCCGGTTGCAGGCCGACGTGGACACCCGGGATCAGCGCCTGGCCGAAGTCGCCACCGCGCTGAGAGCTGAAGCCGAGAAGCTGGAAGCCCTGAAGGCAGAGAGCGCGGCTGCGTTGCAGGCCTTGGCCGGCAAGATCGAGGCGTCCGAGAGGGAGGCCGTCACTTGGCGCGGTCGCTACGAGCAGCGGCCCGACACCTGCAAGGCAGCGCTGGAGCTGCTCGATTCCGCCTGCCCAGCACTGAAGGGGTACTGATATGCGGCTCCCACTATGGCTCTACGTCGATAGGGAAAGCGCCATTGAGGCCGGGATGACCCACGAGGGCCGCCTGTTCGGAGTGCCTGCTTGGTTGCGCGAAGACAGCGATTCCCAGGTGACCGGCAGCCCGAAGGTTCCGGCGTTGCACCTGTGGTGCATGGCAGTGGACCTGGTACTGGAGATCGCCGCTGCGTTCGTGCAGGAGGATCGCACCCTGGAATCGCCCATCACTCTCGGCAAGAGGATCGCGCCATGAGGTTCTCACTCCTGCTGTCGGTTTCGGTGCTGGTCGCCTGCCAGGCCGCACCTACCAAGCCGAACCCGCCGCCGGCAGCCGTCATCACGGTTCCGGTGGCCACCTACGTGCCGATCGATGCCCAACTGCGCAAGCGCTGCAAATGGGTGAAGGAGGCGCCACCATCGGCGGTGTTCGACGTGAGCAATGGTCGCAAGCGATGCCTGGTGCAGTACGAGGCGCAGCTCGAAGCCATTGACCGGGTGCAGGGCAAACCTGTGCCGGAGCCACACTGATGGCACCGCAGACGGCGCAGGAGCGCCGCGTGCTGGCGCTGGGCCGGCTGAAGACTGGCGAGATGAACAAGACCGAGGCAGCCTATGCCGAGCGCCTGCGCGCGCTGGAGGCATCCGGCCAAATCCTCTGGCACAAGTTCGAGGGCCTCAAGCTGCGCCTGGCCGACAACACGTTCTACACCCCGGACTTTGCGGTCATGGCCGCCGACGGAGTCATGGAGTGCCACGAGGTGAAGGGCCACTGGCAGGACGATGCACGGGCCAAGATCAAGATAGCGGCGGCCATGTACCCGTTCCGCTTCATCGCGGTGAAGGTCAGGCGCAAGCGCGACGGCGGTGGCTGGGAAGTGGAGGAGTTCTGACCTTCCCTACTGATGCTCCTTGAGCAGCTCCTGCAGCTGGCTAGCGAGGTAGGAGATATCAGAGGACGGCCCGTAGAGCCCGGTGACCCACTCCGATGGATGGGCATTCGTCCGCAAAGAGAAGTTGGCGGATGCCTGCCTAATCGCTGGCTCGTAGAACGCATCCTCGATCCTGGTCGGCCGTCGCTTCGAGCCATCGATGGTGCCCGTGCTCGCGCGCTGTTTGAGGTGCGCCTTCAGATCTACCAAGCGCTCGCGGTAGCCCTGTAGTTCAACCGGACCCAGGGATCGATGGCGGTCGCCAGCTGCGGCAATCTCTTCAAACTCGTCATGTACCCGGAGCAGCTCGGCAAGTACGAGTCGTGCTTCATGGAGATCAGTGGTGTCCATTCAGTTCAATCCTGCCGACGGCGTTGTCCGTGTGGAAATGTGCGTGCGCGGTGGTAAGGAGGGTGACCTCAGCCGGTACATCGCCTCTGGCGCACTGCACACCCTGGATTCTATTGCTGCCATGGATCAGGGGCCTGCGAGACGAAAGCTGATCAGCTGCCTGATCCAGCAAGCGCGATCGCTCAAGCGCAACGAGGATGAGCTGCGATCTGCCGCAAGGGCAGGGAGTGCCAGGCGGTGAGCGTGGCTCGTGGCCGTAGGACACGGCAGACCGGTGGCAGTGCCTTCGCCCACCTGTATGGCACGGCGCGTTGGCAGCGCACACGCAAGGCGCAGCTGGACCGCGAGCCGCTGTGCAGCCGATGCAAGGCGCGCGGCCACGTGTCGGTGGCGACGGTATGCAACCACACCAACGGTCATCCGGCCGGAGAGACCGAGGAGATGTTCTGGTCTGGTCCATTCGACAGCCAGTGCGCCGACTGCCACAACGTCGATCAGGCGCGCCTAGAGCGGGGTGCGGTGCAAGTCCGAGGGTGCGATGACGACGGCTGGCCGGTCGCCTGAGCGGTTCCACGGCAGCGCGTTCCACGCGGTGCAGGGTAGGGGCGGTGAATTTATGCCGCCGCCCGCGAGCTAGACCGACCTGGGCCCCAAACACGCGTATCCACAATTCACGGGACGACCCCCTGAGCGGGGCGCTCCATCGAAGAAAACCCGTATTTCCCCGAGGAATCCATGCCAAGGCCCCGACTGCCAGTCGCAAAAGCTGCGACAAGCGGCGCCGCCATCAAGAACCCTGGCCGGCACGCCGGCAGGAAGAGGCCGGCGGGAACGCGCGCCCTGGGCGAACCGTTCAAAACCATGACCGCGGCCGAGAAACGAGCCTGGAAGGAATTTGCATCGGAAATGTCATGGCTGAACTCAAGCCACCGGGTGCTTCTGCGCCTGGCGTGCCTCTGGACGGCCCGGATGGAAGATCCCAAGGCCGAATTCGGCGTGTCAGCAACTCAGGCGCTCAGCTCGATCCTCTCGAAGCTGGGTGCTACCCCTGTGGATGAATCGAAGGTCTCGCATGGTGGCGACGAAGACGACGCGGGCGAGCAATTCTTCAACGGCGCAGGCCCGGCCCGACCGCACTAAGGCATATGCACTGGATGTGGTTGCCGGCAGGATCATCGCCGGGCCGCATGTGCGAAATGCCTGCCGGCGCCACCTGCAGGACTTGATCCAGGGCCCCGAACGTGGCCTTTACTTTGATCACGCGGCAGCCGAGTACGCCTTCCAGTACTTCGAGAACGTGCTGATGCTGTCCGAAGGACAGTTCGAGGGACGGAAGTTCGAGCTGCATCCCTCACAGGCTTTCATCATCGGCTCGTTGTTCGGATGGAAGGGCGCGGACGGCCTGCGCCGCTTTCGCCGTGCGTACGTCGAGCAGGGAAAGGGCAACGGAAAGAGCCCGCTGGCCGGTGGCTTGGGCCTGCTGGGCATGACCGCGGCGGGCGAGGCCGGCGCGCAGATCTACTCGGCGGCGGCCAAGAAGGACCAGGCGGGCATCCTGTTCGCCGACGCAGTAAAAATGGTCAAGAAGTCGCCGCTGCTGGCCAAGCGTGTGGAGTTCGCCGGCGGCGAGGGCCGGGAGTTCAGCATGGCGAACCACGCCAGCGCGAGCTTCTTCCGGCCTGTTTCGCGCGACACAGGGCGCACCGGCTCCGGTCCTCGGCCGTTCTTCGTGCTGGTCGATGAGGTGCACGAGCTTCCCGACCGGCGAATCATCGAAATGCTGGAGCGCGGCTTCAAGTTCCGCCGCGAGCCGCTGCTTTTCATGATCACCAACTCCGGTAGTGACCGGACCTCGGTGTGCTGGGAGGAGCATGAGCATGCGGTCAAGGTCGCCGCCGGCCATACCGAGGCAGTGAACGATCCAACCTTCATTGGCGACGTGATCGATGACCGGACCTTCAGCTACGTGTGCAGCCTGGACGACGGCGACGACCCGCTGGAAGACCCTAGCTGCTGGGCGAAGGCCAATCCCCTTTTGGGGGTAACGATCACCGAGCAGTACCTGGCGGACGTGGTGGCGCAAGCAAAGGCCATCCCCGGATCACTGAACGGCATTCTTCGGTTGCACTTCTGCGTGTGGACCGATGCGGAGACAGCTTGGATGACGCGCCCGACGCTGGAACCAGCCCTGGCCGACTTCGACCCGCGCGTGCATGACGGTAGCAAGGTCTACCTGGGCCTCGATCTGTCGCAGGTTCGCGATATCACAGCCATGGCGGCGGTGGTCGAGACCGGCACCGTACCGGTAGAGGTCGAAATCGAGGGCGAGAAGCTAGTCATCGAGAAGCCGACATTCGACGCCTGGATCGAGGCTTGGACACCCGGGGACACGCTGGATGCGCGGCAGCTGCAGGACAAGCTGCCCTATCGCACGTGGGTCAATGGCGGTCACCTGCACGCGCCGCAAGGCCAGGCGATCAACTTCCGGCATGTGGCCCAGGTCATGGCCGAGTACGACAACCGGTATGACGTGCAGCTGGTCGCGTACGACCGCTATGCGTTCCGGCGGTTTGAAGAAGAGGTCAACGACATTGGCTTGTCGGTGACCTTCGCCGAGCACCCGCAGGGTGGCTGCAAGAAGGGAAAGCCCTTGGATGCCGCGGTCGAGGCTGCAGAGCAGTCCGGGCAACCTGTCCCGGAGGGCATGTGGATGCCGGGATCGCTTCGGCTGCTGGAAGAAGCACTGTTGGAAGGGCGCCTGCGCCTGCGCCGGAACCCAGTGTTGGTGTCCGCAATCATGTCGGCCGTCATCGAATCGGACCGCTGGGGAAACAGCTGGCTGTCGAAGGCCAGGTCGGCAAACAAGATCGACGCCGCCGTGGCCCTCTGCATGGCCATCGGTGCGGCACACGCCATGCCGCCGGACGCCGGTGGCATCGATGACTACCTGGAAAACGGCTTCTTTGGACTGATCGGATGACGACCTTTCGCTGGTACAACCCGCTGAGCTGGCGGTTCTTTGGGTATGACGACCCTGCCACCGGCAACTACGTGGAAGTTGACCTATCCACCGGTGGCCGCAGCACGAAGGCGGGCGTAAGGGTGACGCCAAAGAAGGCGCTCACCGTGAGCATCGTCTGGTCCTGTGTGAAAGTGCTATCCGAGTCGGCTGCCGGCCTGCCTTGGAAGCTCTACGAGGATGCCGGTGACCTCCGCCAGCTGGTCAAAGGCAGCAGCCCGCAGCGCAGGCGGCTGCTGCGCCTGCTGAGCAAGCCCAACCCCTACATCAAGTGGCTGGACCTGATCAAAGCAGTTGTGGTGAACATGGCGCTGCGCGGAAACGCCTTCGCCATCATCCAACGCGACGACGCCGGCGCCTGGATTGGTCTGATCCCGGTGGGTGTGGACAACGTCCGAATCGACACTGACGACGGCCTGGTCTACTGGGCGACCATTAGCGGAAGCGAGACGCCGGTATCGCCGGAGAACATGCTGCATTTCAAGCTGTTCAGTCCGGATGGCATTGTTGGCCTGTCGCCAGTGGAGTACCAGGCTGAAACCATCGGCCTGGCGCGCGCTGCGCAGGATTGGTCGGCCCGATTCATGCGCAAGGGCGGGTTCACCGGTGGATACATCACCTATCCGGGCTTCCTGACCAAAGAGCAGCAGGCGCAGATCAAGGCGAAGTTGCCGGATATCCGACAGGGCGACGTGGACGACCTGGGAAAGATGGCCATCCTGCAGGGCGGGCCAACGATCACGCCGGCCGGCCTGACGCAGAAGGACAGCCAGTTCATCGAGTCGCAGCAGTTCCAGGAAGAGGCGCTCGCCGGCATCTGGGGCGTTCCGCTCTATCTGACCAACCGCGCCCGGTCCACGTCGGTGCTGGGCTCGAATCTGGAACAGCAGACCAGCGGCTTCGTCACCTTCGGACTGAAGCCCTACCTCGATGCCATCGAGAGCGAGATCAACGACAAGCTGTTCGCTGACGGGGACATGTTCGTGGAGGCCGTAGTAGAGGGCCTGCTGCGCGCCGACAGCGGCGCCCGCTCCACCTACTACAAGACCGCCCTTGGCGGCTCTGGTGGCTCGGGCTGGATGACGATCAACGAGGTTCGGGTGAAGGAGAACCTGCCTGTGCTCGATGGCGAGCAATACAACCAGGTCACCCGGTGGACCAGCAAAAAACCTGATTCCAGCAGCGACCCAACGGGAGACCCCGCCAATGCTTAGCAAGTATTCCTGCCCGTTCGAGGTCAAGGCGGCAGACGATGCCGGCAACTTCGAGGGCTATGCCTCCGTGTTCAACAACGTGGATCTCGGCGAGGACCTGATCCTCCCGGGCGCCTTCGTCAAGGTTAAGACGACCCGGACAGGCCGCCTCCGCCTTGCCCTGTACCACGATCTGACCCGCTTGATCGGCGACGCCGATTTCAAGCAGGACGACAACGGCTTGCTCATCAAAGGCAAGGTCAACCTCAACGTCAGCTATGCCAGGGATGCGTACGAGCTGATGAAGGCCGGCACGTTGGATGAAATGTCGGTTGGCTTCAACACGCTCGAAGATGCCATGGAGACCCGCGAAGGCCGGCGGGTCCGCGTCATCAAAAAGGCTGAGCTGTGGGAAGGCTCGGTTGTCCCCTTCGGCATGAACCCAGAAGCACAGGTGATGAGCGTCAAGTCCGACGTTCGCGCCTTCGAGTCGGCCCTGCGCGAACGCATGGGGTTGTCCCAGAAAGAGGCGGCGGCCGTCGCCTCGCTCGGCTTTCCCGCGATCCACCGTGACGGTGGCATTGGGGACACGGAGACCGTGAAGCAGCTGCAGCAACTCGGCACATCCATCGAATCCATTTTCAAAGGAATGCACCAATGAGCGAGAACATCAGCGATATCCGTGAGGGCCTGGAAAAGCAGCTGAAGGACGGCTTTGCCGGCCTGCAGAAGAAGTACGACAGCGCCTCGGCCGAGATCGAAAAGGGAAACCAGGTCACCACCGACCTGAAGAAGCAGATCCAGACCGCCACCGACGAGATCCAGAAGGTGGTCGACAAGGTCCTGAAGCTGGAAGAGAAGGGCATCGGCCTGGGCAACCAGCCCGGCACGAAGAAGGGCTTCATCGACTTCATCAAGGGCAACGACGAATACAAGTCGTTGATGGGCCGTGAGAAGTCGGCTGCAGAGATCGAGATCAAGAAGGACGAGCTGGCGGCCATGCAGGAGACCAAGGCGGTCACCAGCGCCGGCATCGTGGTTCCGAACTATGACCCGACCATCCAGCCCGGCATCCGCCAGGAACTGCGCATCCGCGACCTGATCCCGTCGATCTCCGTCACCGGCCAGAGCTACACCTACTTCCGTGAGAAGCTGCACACCCGCGGCGCCGGCCCGGTCGGCGAGGGCACGGCCAAGCCGCAGAGCAACGTCACCTTCGAGCAGAAGACCGACCTGGTGAAGAAGCTGGCGGTCTGGATCCCGGTCACCGACGAAGCCCTGGACGACGTGCCGCAGCTGTTCGGCTACCTGCAGCAGCTGCTGCGCTACGACCTGAAGCTGGAAGAAGAGGCGCAGATCCTCAAGGGTGACGGCCTGGGCAACAACCTGCCGGGCCTGATGACCGACGCCACGGTGTTCAATGCGGCCCTGTCCAAGGCCGGCGACACGTCCATCGACACCGTGCGGCGCGCCATCTACCAGGTGCGTCAGCAGTCGAAGCTGGCGGCCGATGCCACGGTCATGACCGAGCTGGACTGGATGAACATCGAGCTGGAGAAGGACAGCCAGAATCGCTACCTGTTCGCCAACCTGCAGGGCTTCGTGACGCCGATCCTGTGGGGGCGCCCGGTGGTCGCTTCCGACAGCATGGACGAGGGCGACGGCACCACCACCGGTGGCGAGTTCCTGGTCGCCAACTTCCAGCGTGGCGCCACGATCTACGACCGCATGAGCTTCCTGTTCAAGGTCGGCCTGATCAACGACGACTTCGTGAAGAACCAGCGCGTGCTGCTGGTCGAAGAGCGCCTGGGCCTGGCCAAGCGCCGCGTCGAGGCATTCGTGAAGGGACGCTTCAAGCCGCAGGCTTGATAGCGAGCTGATCCCGAACGAAGCCGGCATTGCGCCGGCTTCTCTCTTCCGATACGGAGCAGGAACATGAAGATCAAAGCTGTTTGGGGCTTCCGCGGTGACGCCCCGAAGCTCAACGCCGCATCCGCCGATGTGAAGGCTGACGACGTTTTCGACGGCGTGGATCCGGAATACGGACACGCGCTGGTCGGAAAGGGCCTGGTAGTGCAGATCCACGAGGGCGCTGCGCCCCGGGAGACGAAGCCGGCCGCGCCCAGTGAAGTCAAGCAGGGCGATGGCCGCGACGTGGTCGACGCAGCCAGCAACGACGGCGCGACAGGCGCAGCAAGCACGCAGACGGGCGGTGGTGAAGGCTCCGATGGTGCGGGCCAGACCACCACCACCACCACCGCCGATGCCACCGTTGGCAGTGCGCCGACCTCCGACCAGGGCGGTGCCGATGAGCGGGCGCTCCTGATCCAGCAGCTGGAAGCCGCAGGCGTCGAGTTCGACCGTCGTTGGGGCGCTGCCCGCCTGGCAGCGGCGCTGGCTGAAGCCCAGAAGAAGGATCCCGCGTAATGGCCGTCACCCTCGACCTGGAACTGGTGCGCAAGCAGTGCAACATCGTTGCCGACGTGGACGACGCCCTGCTGCAGCAGTACGTGGCAGCTGCGTTGGCGCATATCGAGCAGCATTGCGACCGGAAGCTGGTCGAGGGTGAGCCTGTCGGGCCCGACCAGCTGAAGCTGGAACCGGACGTGGTGCAGGCAGCTCTGCTGCTGGTCGGGCACTGGGTATCCAACCGCGAGGCGGTCATCGTCGGCGAGGTCTCGACCGAGATCCAGTTCGGCGTAGAGCGCCTCCTTTGGTACAGGAAGGCATTCTGATGCGTGCTGGAAAACTGCGCTGGAGGCTTCTGCTGCAGCGCCCCGAGAAGACACGTGACGAGTACGGCGAGGAATCGCTGACGTTCGTCAACGTAGGCGAGGTCATGTGCGGTGATGAGCCGCTTTCCCTTCGGGGAACGGCCGCCGTCCTCGGAGTCGAGTCTGGATCGATCACCGCCCCCGTGTTGCGCTGGTTGACCATTCGACACAGGGGCGATATCGCCGAGGAATGGCAGGTAGTGCGCCAGACGGGGGATCGGGCCGGTGTTCCAATGACGGTCATCGCCGTACGCGACGGTGAACGCCCTGACGAAATGAACCTTATCGCGAGGTGCAGACGTGTCTGACTTCGATGTCCAAATTTCGGGCCTGAACGAGCTGGAGACCGCCCTGCTCGAGCTTTCGGACAAGGCCGCCCGCCGGGCGCTCCGAAAGGGCATGCGTCGCGGCGCCATCGTGGTCCGAAACGACGCGCGCAACCGCGTCAGGATCGCGCAGGGCAAGCTTCGGCGATCCATCCGGGTGCGGGAGCGTAGCGACGCTGAGGGCTGGATGCGGTTCGCTGTGGAGGTGCCTCGGTCGGCCTTCTACGGCAAGTTTGGCGAGTACGGCACATCGAAGATGGCCGCCTGGCCGTTCATGCGCCCGGCGGCGGAGTCCAAGACCGAGGAGGCGGTTGGCACCATGCGTGACGCCCTCGGAGAGGCAATCCAGGACGAGATGCGGAGGGCCCGCCGATGAACCTCGATCTTCGCCTCGCAGCAGCCGCGGGCACGATCACCGCGGCGTTCTACCCGTTTCCTGCGCCGAAGGACCGGCCGGCACTGTACGTGACGTACCAGCGCGCTGGCGGCAGGCGGCACGCCACTCTCAACTCTGGCGCTGGTGCGGAGCGGGGCACGTTCCAGATCGATGTGTGGGGGCCGAAGAAGGGGCCTGTGAGGGAGCTTGCTGAACAGCTCAAGGATGGCCTTCCGGACCTGCTCAAGGTCGGCGAGATCACCGACAACCCCGATGACTATGAGGCGGACACCTCGCTGCACCGCGCTAGCTTCGATGTAACCGTTTGGGCCTGATCGCCCGCCACCTCTGCAACCAACAGGCCGCCTCCGGGCGGCTTTTCTTTACCCCAAGGAGCCAACCATGGCCAAGAACGAAGCGATCTCCGCGCAGGACTCTGCGCTCTACGTGAAGAAGGGCGAGGCGCCCACGACCCCGAACGATCCGGCCGGCTATACCGAGGTCGATGGCCTGACGGGCTTCCCGTTCGGCCGTGGCCAGGCCAACACGCTGGACGCCACCAATCTGAAATCCACGCAGGTCGAGAACATTGCCGGCCTGGCTGGCGGCCAGACCGTGCAGGTTGCCGGCCACCGCTGGCCGGTGGGGAAGTCGGCCGGCCAGGAGATCCTGCGCGATGCGGATCCGGATGAGGATCTGCACTTCCTGATGGTGCTGCCAACCGGCGACGCCGCCACCTTCGTTGGCAAGGTGGCCGGCTTCAACGTGACCCCGGGCACCAATGCCGTGCTGACCTTCACTGCGGACCTGCTGCCGCGCGACTTCACCATCGTCACTCTTCCGACCGGACCGTAAGCCATGACCCTGCTGAACAAGAGCCAGATCCTCGCCGCCTCCGACCGCAAGACCGAAGACCTGGAGGTCAAGGAGTGGGGCGGCACCGTCCGCATCTCCACCATGTCCGCCAGCGACCGCGACAAGTGGGAGCAGGACACCTACGGCGGTGAGAAGACCAAGACCGAGGACTTCCGCGCCCGCTTCGTGGCGCTGTGCCTGGTCGATGAGAAGGGCGACCGCCTGTTCACCGACAAGGACGTAGCCCAGCTGGGTGCGAAGTCGGCCGCGGCGCTCGATCGCGTGTTCCGCGCCGCACAGAAGCTCAACGCCCTGGGTGATGCCGCCATCGAGGCCGCTGAAAAAAACTGACAAGCCGGCCTGAGCGCCGGCTTCAGTTTCGGATCGCGTGGCGCCTCGGCTACCCGCATCCAGACCACATGCTGGCGGGAATGGATTCCCGCCAGCTGACGGAGATGTACGCCTTCGCGCGCGTTGAGCCGCTGGACCAGCCCTTGCAGGACATGCTGGCCCAGCTGACCGACGTGCTGGCCAGGGTCCATGGCAACGAGACCAGCCCGAAGGACTTCCTCTTGGTTCGGGAGCCTCCACAGCCGGTGGACGAGGGTGCGGCCAGGGCCCAGCAGATCGCCGAGCTGTTCCAGGCGGCGTCGGCAAGGAACTCCGTTCATTGAGCTAACATCGCCCCCGTCAACCATGGAAGACGGGAAATGAAGAGAGCACTCATAGCAGTAGTTGCAGCCTTACTGTCCGGGAACGCACTTGCGAGCCCGATTTACCTTTCCTGCTACGTTGGTAGCGGAGGGGATCGAACGGGCTTCAAAGTAACGCTTGACGAGAACAATGGGACGGCGACTCAGACCGAGGGTGGGTCATTCAGCGCGGATGCTTCGTTTGACCCAACGGAAGTACGCTATATGCGGCGCGACTACCATGATTGGGGTAGGAACGGTAGCCAGACTTTTCTTATGATCACCAGAATCAATCGCGTGGATCTGAGCGTCACTTATGAATACAAGTATCTGGAGAATGGTCAGGTAAAACCTGAGAAGGGCTATATCCAGACAGGTCAATGCAAGGTGATCACGCCACCTGCTCGACAATTCTGAACCGATTAAGGACCCGCCGAAAGGCGGGTTTCTTGTTTATGGGATCCTGATATGACTTCTACCGCGGCAACCATCGACGTACAGCTGCGGGCGAACACCGCTGCTTACCGCGCCGAGATGGTGAATTCTGCTCGCACCACCACGCAGCAGCTTGGCCTGATCCGTAAGGAGGCCTCACAGACAGCGGTTTCCATTGCGAACCTCAACAAGGCGGCGGTTGGCTTCGTAGGCTTCGAAGCGGTCAAGAGTGGCGTGCTGGCACTCTTGGATGCGCAGAAGTCGATCCAGCAAATCCACTACGGCCTCATGGGTGCTACGGGGTCGGCCCAAGCCGCAGACAAGGCCTACGGCTTCGTCGCGCAGACGGCGAAGGACCTTGGCCTGAATCTGGAGGAGGCCGGCAAGAGCTTCACCAGCATGTCGGCGGCCGCCACCGCGAACGGCATAGCCATGAAGGATCAGCAGGAGCTGTTCCGGCAACTGTCGCGCTCGGCGACAGTGATGCACTTGACCAGTGAGCAGATGGGAAGAGCCACCACGGCGCTCGGGCAGTCCTTCAGCAAGGGCAAGTTCCAGGCCGAGGAGCTCCGGCAACAGCTTGGCGAAGCCATCCCCGGCATCGTGCCCCGTTTCATCCAGGCGGTTGCCAAGATGAACGAAGGAACTGCTCTTGCCGGCAAGTCCTTCGACAAGCTTCTGCAGGACGGCGACCTGAGCGTCCAGAAGTACCTGCCGGCGATGATCAAGGCGCTGGAAGCCTCCGGCACTGGAGCAGAGGAGGCTGCAAAAGGGCTGAGCGCAGAGCTGAATCGCCTTTCCACTGCATGGTTCAACTTGAAGGTCAAGGCCAGCGGCGGGGTGTTCAGCGACGCCGCAATCTCGTCCGTTCGATTCATGGCCGAGAATCTGGAGAACGTCGCCGGTGCCGCGACGGTGGCTGCGGGTGTCATCGCTGGCCGTCTCGTCGGCGTCGGTGCTGGCAAGGCATATAGCGCTGTCGCCGCACCGATTTCAGATCGGATGGCTGCATCCAGCCAGGCATCGGACTTGGCAAGCGTCGCGCGGGAGCGTGTCAAGGAGGCTGCCGCAACAGTCAACCAGGCAAGGGAGTCTGTACGCCTTACCACGACGTGGAAAGCCCAGGCTGCAGCCGCCCAGGATACTGCTCGGGGCCAGTTGGCCGTGGCTGCGGCTGCCCACGAAGCCGCACAACGGACGCTAGAACACCAGCAGGGCGCGGCAACTCTGTCTGCCAACCTGCGGGCGCAGAAGGAGGCTCAAGCCGCAGTGGTTGTCGCCCAACGCAACCTTGAGCGGGCCCAGCGCGAGTACAACGCAGCATCTCTGTCTGGAACGCGAGCAGATGCAGCAGCTACCGCGGCGAAGGGGCGGCTGATCCTGGCCCAAGAGGCTGCTGCCGTAGCAACCAACAACCTCACCGCGGCGCGCGGGAGGGAGGCCGCTGCGGCGTCGGCATCCTCACTCGGCGGAATGCTGGCTGGCGGACTGCGCAGTGCCGGTAGCGGTCTGTTGGCGCTGGCTGGTGGCCCGTGGGGTGCTGCAGCGATCGCCATTGGTGGTGTCGGCATTGCGTACATGGATATGGTGCGCAAGTCCCAACAAGCGAGGGAGGAGTACGCACAGCAGGTTAAGTCTCTAGGTCTTCTGGCCTATCAGATATCTGATGTTACGGAGAGATTTCAGAAGTTCGGTAGTGAAGTGTCACTCAAGGACTTTATCGGACAATGGAATGAGGCTGCGCAGAAGATCAAGCAGTCGGAGGAACGGGCGAAGGCGCTTGAGGCCGCGGTCCGCAACTATCAAGCGCTGTTGGATCAAGGGAGAACGTCCACGCGCGAGGGGGCTGGGCTCACGATTGTTCGTGACATGGAGCGCCTCGCTGACGCGAAGGCGGATCTGAAGAAGTTCCAAGAGGAGGTGGCGCCGACTCAAGCGAAGTTCGACGAAATGTCGACCGTTCTTCGATCTCGGCTGACGCCGGAGTTGTTCGAGGCTGCAAAGGCAGCAGCAGCGCTTGGGAAGGAGAAGTTGGAGGAGTTTTTGGCGGCGCTGCCAGAGGCGGCCCGACGTGCAGTGGACGCAGGAAACGCGATCCAAGGAATGTTGTCAGGCTTGCGAACTGATAGTTGGAAGGATCAGGTCGAGTGGATCAAGAAGTCCAAGGGTGAGTACGCGGCATGGATGGCCGAGCAAGGCAAGGTCATCAACGATAATGGAGGTGTGCAAGCGCTGACGCCGCAGGAGCGCGCTTCTTTCAATGCTGAGGCTGCGCGGAAGAAGGCGCACTTTGAGCGGATGAAGCAGCTCGAGGATGAGAAGAAGTCCAGGGCTGGGGCCGCCCGTTCAGAGATCGCTGACGGCAAAGCCCAGCAGAGCCAGTACGCATCGATCACCGATCGGATCAAGCGGCAGATAGCTCTCGACAAGGAGCAGATGGGCCTGACCGACGACATGACGGCGGCGCAGAAGCTCCAGGTGGTCATCGCAAATGAGCTGGCCTCGGCCAAGAGCAAGCTGAGCGAGGAGGAGCAGAAGCGCGTCAAGGCGTTGCTCGAGGAGGCGGTGGCCCAGGGTAAGGCGCTTGCGGCGCAGGAGTCTGCGAAGAAGGCCGCACAGGACATGCTGCGGCTCCAGAAGGAGCTGAACGAGGCGGCCGTCACCCAGCAGCAGGCCAACGCGATCGACCTGGCCGGCATCGGCACTGGCAGTGAGCAGATGGAGCGCATGCGCCGCCAGCTGCAGCTCAAGGAAGAGTACGACCGCCGGCTGTCAGCGCTGAATGACCGCAACGCCAGCGCCAACAATGGCAACGGCTATACCAGCAAGCAGTACGCGCAGCAGCTGGACGAGCTGGACAAGTACCACAAGGAGGCATTGCAGCGGGAGGCGCAGTACCAGGCGGATCGTCAGAGTTCGATCACTAATTGGTCGTTGGGTGCCTACCGTGCCTTCGAGGACTATCGTTCCCAGGCGGCCAATGCAGCAGAGCTGGGCAATCAGGCGTTCACCAACGCATTCCAGGGAATGGAGGATGCGTTGGTGAACTTCGAAATGACCGGCAAGCTGAGTTTCAGCCAGCTGGCCAACTCGATCATTGCGGACCTGGCTCGTATCGCGGCCAAGCAAGCCACATCAGCGCTGTTCAACGCCGGATTCAACGCTTTTGCCGGGCCGGTTGGAACGGTACAGCGGGAGCGGATCCAGATCCCAGGGTTCGACGGTGGTGGCTTCACCGGTTACGGCGGGCGACTGGAGCCGGCCGGACTCGTCCACAAGGGCGAGGGCGTGCTCAACCAGGACGACATGCGGGCACTGGGGGGGCCATCGGCATTTCACGCCCTGCGCGCGGCGTTGAGGCGAGGTTACGACGCTGGCGGCATCGGTGGACAGGTTCCCGCTCGTGTTGCGCTGAGCGGCCGGCAGGGTGGCCAAGGCGGACCGTCCGTTGAGATCCACAACTACAGCGGAAGCAAGGTCCAGCAGCGAGAGGAATCGCAAACGCTTCCAGATGGGTCCGAGATCCGAAAGCTGATTGTCCAGATCGGCAACGAGGAGCTCGATGGCGGTTCGTGGGGCCGGGTCGGCCAAGCCCGCTATGGCTGGCAGGACGCGATGGGCTGAGTGGATCGGCGCGGGGTTCCCACGCCGGTTTCTATGAGATTGATTGTTCGAAGCGAGGAGTACATGGAGACCTTCCCCAGCTATGCCGAGATCCGCTTTGCGGACTACGGTGAGGAGTTCGACCCCGCGGTCGAGCGCACCGAGATGGAACGCGGCGTGCCGCGGCAGCGCCTGCTGAACACCCACGTCATGCAGACCATCGGGGCGTCGGTGCAGTTCCGCTCGGCGCAGACGGTGGCCGACTTCGAAGCCTGGTACTTCGACAACCTCAAGCGAATCGGCTGGTTCAACATTGAGCATCCCCGCACGGGCCAGATAATTCGTGCTCGCTTCCAGGGTGGCAAGATCGGCAAGCTGCAGCCGCTCAACACGCTGTTTCGATTCGCCAAGCGCGACTTGGTACTGGAGTACCTGCGATGAGTACGTTCACCGAGCGCCGGCAGCGCACTGACGACACCACGGGCATCCTGCTGCTACTGGAACTGAGCGCCCCGTCGTTCGTGGAGGTGCTGCGCATCGTCAACGACACGGGCGACTGGGTGAGCCAGGGCAACGTGTATACGGGATTCCCGTTCGGCTTCAAGCTGCCCGACGATGTGGGCGGGCAGGCGCCGCGCGCGCAGCTGGTGCTCGACAACGTGGGCCGTTCAATCACCGAGGACCTGGAGCGGTTGCAGCCGGGGGAGCTGGTGACGGCGCGCCTCATGATCACCGACCGGGCAGATGCCAATGTGATTGAGGCCAGCTACGACCTGCCGATGACGCAAGTCGTGGTGAATACCCGCACGGCTTCGGCGCAGCTCGGGGTGGATTTCCTGACACGCCAGCAGGCAGTGACGTTGCGGGCCAATCCCTACACTCTGCCGGGGATCTTCTGATGCGCCTGGCCGAGGTGGAGAAGTTCGTGGGCATCCCCTACGACGAAGACGGATTCGACTGCGCCGACCTGGTGGTGCTCGTGCAGCTGCAGCTGTTCAATAGGGTGATCACCCTACCGGGGCGTCGCCCGCGCGGGCTGCAGGGCGCGGCTGAGCTGGGGGCACTGTCGCGGCCCTACGCGCACCTGCGAGACGGACCACCCGAAGACGGCGATCTTGTCCTGATGTTCGATCAGGGACACCGAAACCCCGGCCATGCCGGGGTTTTCTTTTTCCTGGCCCATGAGGGCTGGGTCCTTCACAGCAACGAGCGCAACGGCTGCAGCGTGCTGCACCGCGTGCGCGATCTGCCCGACTTTGGGCTGCGAATCGAGGGTTACTACGCATGGGCCTGATGCACACGCCTACCGATGCCGGCCGTCTGATCATCACCCCGCATCCGGTGATGCTGGATGGACAACGCAACCTGCAGGCCGACCTGCGCCCGGGTGAGAGCCTGTATGCCTTCCTTGAGCGCCATGTGGAAGGTCTGGGCGGGCAGGCGTGGCTCGTAACTATCGGCGGCCGGTCGGTTGAGCGGCATCTGTGGAGCAACGTTTACCCGAAGCATGGCCAGGTGATCGAGATCCGGGGCGTGGTCGGTAAGAGCGCGATCCGGCTGGTGGCCCAGGTCGCACTGGCTTACTTCACGTTGGGCGGTGCAGCCATTGCAGGTTTCAGCATCGGCACCTCCACGGTGTTGGGTACGACGCTTGCGCGCGCGGCTGTCTACGCTGCCGGCAGCCTGCTGATCAACAAGGTTCTCGGTCCCAAGCTGCCCAGCGCTGCTGCCTCGGCTCCGGCCGACACACTCTTCTCCATTTCGGCGCCCCGCAATCGGATGCGTGCCTATGAGCCGCTGTCGTTCGTGCTCGGTACGGTGCGCATCGCGCCGGACGTGGCCAGCAAGCCGTACATGAACTATGAGGGTGACGAGCAGTACCTGTCGCTTGTGCTGACTCCGGGGCTCAACGTGGCCCGCGTGGACGAGCTGTACAACGGTGACGCCCTGCTGAGCAGCTATGAGGGGGTGCAGGTCTGGCACAGCGGCTTCCCCAGCATGCCGGATGAGGCCATTCCGCTGTACAGCAACTCTGGCAGCGTCGACGGTGGTGTGATCCTGGACACCAGCAGCGACCCCAAGCACACGCCCAGCAACTGGGTTCAGCGCACCAGCTCCGCCGGCGCGATCCGCCTGCAGGTGAACATGGATTTCCGCATCTTCGATGCGGACAAGAAGGGCCGCGACTACGAGAACCGCGAGCAGATCCAGATCCAGTACCGCGCAGTGGGCGAGAGCGGCTGGCGTGTGTTCGGCAACTACACCGTGGCCGGTCGGACGCAGAAGTCCCGGCGCGCGACCTATGGCCTCGATGTTCCGGCCGGCCAGTACGAAGTGCGGGTCCGCACTGCGGGCCTGAACACCGACGGGAACAACGCGCAGGCCAGCTTCAGCTGGACCAACTTGGTCAGTGTGCTGCCTGACACGGCCAGTTATGACGGCATCCCGCGCATCGGCATCCGCATGAAGGCGTCCGGGCAGCTCAACGGCAGCCCCGACGAGCTGCGCTGTGTTGCACATTCCTTCCCGATCCCGGTGTGGAAGGGCGACGCCATCGGCTGGGTCACCGAGGAAAGCAGCAACCCCGGCGCGCAGATCCTGGCCTATGCCCGCGGCATCAAGTCGCCGCAGGGCGTTCGGATTGCCGGCATGGGCCTGCCCGACAGCCAGATCGACGTGGAGGCGCTCAAGGCCTTCATGCTGCACTGCGCGGCCAATGGCTTCAGCTACGACTACCAGGTAGCCGAGAAGCGCAACCACCAGGCGGTGATGGACGCGGTCGCGCTGGCCGGCTTCGGCCAGATCGCATGGCCGAAGGGCCGTCTGGCCGTGGTGTGGGCCGCCGATGAGCAGCCGCTCTCGGGTGTGGTCAACATGGCCACGATCAAGAAGGGGCAGTTCCAGGTCGAGTACACGCTGGCCAACGGCGCCGACGGCATCGAGTACAGCTACCTGGACCGTGCCACGTGGGAGGCAAAGACCCTGCGCGTGCCTGCGCCAGGCGTGACGACCATGCTCAACCCGGCACAGGTGACCGGCGAGGGCGTCACCAGCGAGGCGCATGCCGCCATGCTGGCCCGGTGGCATCTGGCGCAGAGCCTGTACCAGTACAAGTCGATCAGCTACAGCACCGATATCGAGCACCTGGCCTACGGCCGCATGTCGGTGCTGGCGCTGCAGCACGACCTGACGCAATGGGGCTTTGGCGGCCAGGTGCTGTCCGCATCGATGGGGCCGGGGCGAGTCGTGACGCTGCAGCTCGACGTGCCGGTGCCTGCGCCCGCGCAGGGCAGCGCCTACATCGGCCTTCGCATTCCTGGCGAGCGGGTGTACCGCGTCCTGCGGGTCGTGCCCTTCACCGGTGAGAGCGACCAGCTGCAGCTGGCCGATCCCTGGCCGACCGATGCCGAGCTGCCGGGAAACACCGACAGCAACCCGGCATGGGACACGATCTGGATCTACGATTTCAAGCAGACGCCGGGCTACCGCGTGCGGGTGGTAGGCATTCAGCCGGAGAACGACCTCAAGGGCGCCGCGGTCGACGTGGTGGCCGAGGGCCCGGAATACTGGCATTACGTGAAGACCGGCGAGTACATCCCGCCGGAAAACGGCTCCCAGCTGGGCAGCCGGCCGGTTGCCAGCAACCTGCGGATTACCGAGCGCCAGGTGGTGCAGGGTGACACGGTGTTCTCCGAGCTGCAGGCTTCGTTCGATATCACCGGGCCGGTGGGCGAGATCCGCGTGCTGTCGGACCTGGACCAGAATTCGGAGCTGGAGCAGGTCGCCTCGACCACCACGCGCTCGGCCGTCTGGCGCATTCCGCGTGCCGGCGTGTATCCGATCACCGTGCGGCCCTACAGCCCTGACGGGCAGGCCGGCGTGGCGGTGACGGTGACCTATGCCACGCAGGGCGCCGATGTGCCGCCGGTGCTGGTGGACCTGTTCGACGTGGAAGAACGCAGCGGCGGTGTGCGGCTTTACACCTGGGGCTGGCTGGGCGACACAACGCGGTCGGCAGACTTTGCCGGCGTCGAGATCCGCTACATGCCGGGAAAGGACATGAGCCCGGACTGGAATGCGATGACGCCCGTTGGCGAAACCGGCTACCACACGGCGCCCTTCGAAGCGGTCATTCCGGAATCGGGGGATTGGACGTTTGCCTGCCGCAGCGTGAACACCTCGGGCGAGCTCTCCACCGGCATGCGCGTGGTGGTCAAGACGCTGGGAAACAACCTCGGCGAGCAGATGCAGGAGACGTGGGAAGAGGCGGAGCGGGCGAACCAGCGGGTGGGGCAGGAGATCATCGATCGACTGGCCGGCGACGTGGCCGCAGTGAACGAAGCCGTGGGCAAGGCACGTCAGTACACCGACGAGCAGGTCGCCGCGCTCAACGGCATCCTGGAGGACATTGTCGGCGCCGACGAATGGGCGGCCGGCACGACCTACTCGGCCGGCGACTTCGTGCGCCGCGCTGGAACGCTGTATCGGTCGCTGGCCGAGAATGTCGACGTAGAGCCGGGCACCAATCCGGCTGTGTGGGAGGCCATCGGCGACTACACCTCGGTGGGCGATGCGCTGGCGGCCGCCATCAGCATGTCCACGAAGAACGCCAGTGACATCGCGGCTGAGGCCAGCCGCGTGGATGCCGTTGTGGTGAAGCTTCCGGCAGATGGTGGCCAGGCTGCCAGCGCAGGGCAAGTGGCCAGCCAGATTAACGCGCTGGCGGAGGCGGACGCGGCCTTGTCCCAGCGCCTCGACAACACCAACGCGGCCTTGGGCGGCAAGGCAAGCACGGCCAGCGTGACTGCAGTCGAGCAGGCCAGTGTCGCTCGCGACAGTGCGTTGGGCGAGCGGCTCAACACGACCGATGCCGCGCTGGAGGGAAAAGCGTCTGCGGCGGGGCTACAGCAGTTGGCCAGCCAGGTCAGCAACCTCGGGGACTCGGTGACGGCCAACAGTTCGGCCATCACCCATCTGTCGGTGGGGATGAACCCCAACCCGAACATGCTGAAGAACCCCAGCTGGCGCAATGGGCTGACGGGCTGGGGCGGTACGCCGACCAACGGCGCGCCGTTGAACTATGCGTCGCACGGCCCATTCCTTGCGATCCAGCCGACCAGCGGCAGTGACAGTTGCTATCAGTACGTGCAGAGCCCGACGGCAGGCGTTCACTACCTGTCGGGAGAGGTGTTCCGCAATGGCTCGGTCGGCAATGCACGGTTGGTGCTCAGCGCATACAACGCCGGCGGCTTGATTGGTTCGGTGACCGTGCTGTCCGATCGCTCCAAGCTGGGGGTCTGGCAGGCGCTTAATGTTCCAATCGATGTGCCGCCGGACGCTACTCGGCTGCTGGCCGGTGTGATCTGCGAAGGCACGGGCGAGGTAATGTCGTTCCGTCGCCTGAAACTGGAGCGTGGCCCCTCCGCGACTCCCTGGAGCGATGAAGTCACCACCTCCGACACAGCCACGGCTATGCAGTCCATGGAGGTGCGGGCGACGACGCTGGAGAACGGCCAGTCGACCATGTTTGCCAAGTACACTTGGGCGCTGGACGTGAATGGCAATGCCATCGGTATGACGTCCGTCAACGACGGCACCATTGGCCGAATCAGCTTTGTTGCTGACGTGTTGAGCATCGTTGACCCCAACAATACGGGCAGCACAACCTTCGGAAGTGGCAGGTGGGTAACTCGTTCCGGGGCCTACATGATGGTGCACGGCAAGCCGTTCGGTGTATCCAACGACCTGATGATGTGGATCGGTGTGGGCTCCAACCCGGCCAACGCGAGCAAGGCGAACGGCCTGTTCTGGATCGACAACCAGGGCAATGGGTACTTCGGAGGCAGCCTGTCGGCCGGCGTGCTCAAGAACGCTGTGCAGACCACTTCGACCAACGGCAACGCCGAGATCGTCAACGGGCCGTTCTCTACGCTGGGGCGCGCCAAGAACGTCGTGGTCAGCTACGACATGACCAAGACCGACACGGCGAACACGGGCCGGTGGACCGGGGTTTCCGGGCCGGTGAACGCCACCATCGCGATCTATCGGCGGGTGGGCAATGGTGCCGAGCAGTTCATCACCGACTTCAACGTCACGGGCAACTATGAGGTGCTGAACGAGCAGGGTGGGCCGTCGCAGCTGACTTCGCGCATGGCTGGCTCGCACACCTTCACCGACAACACCCCCGGCACCGAGCAGTTCACCTACCGGGCCATCATCGTCACCCGCAACGTGGCCACCGGCACGGCGAGCGGAGGTACAGTCGGTGTGGTGATCAATCAGACGCTGGGCATCATTTCCGTGGAGCAATGAGATGTCGCCGATTCTTTCCGAGAGCAACAACAACCGGGTCGAGATGCTGGCGACCCGGATCGATGTGCAATGGGACTTCCGGGCCAATGACGGCCCGGTGCTGTTTTTCTTTGATCGCGTGGACTGGAACCCGGCCACGGGTCAGGTCAACACCCGCAGTTATGACCGCACGGTGCGCGCTCCGATCCGTGACCTGCTGGCGGGCGAGTACACCTTCACGCACCCGCAGACCGGCGAGCAGATCACCGAGCCTGGCTGGAAGCTGATGGCGTTAATCAAGGCCGCGACGGATCGAGTGTGGGAGTCGGAGAGCCCGCCTGCGCCGGAGATCGTCGGGCCGCTGGATGAGGGCGGGGGGTGACGGCTAAGCCGTCACCCCCCCCGGCTGCTGCTGCGGCCAAGTGGCTCGACGTGTTACTCCGCGCAGATGTTGAGAGTGTCGATGATCTGCCCAGCGACCTCTGCATCTGCGCAAAGGAAGAAGACGGCATCCTTCTCCGCTGCTTCAGAAAGAAAGTGGTGGACAGTGATCAGGGCGGCCGTCGTATTTCGCACGAACACCTCGTGGCACTGCGAAAGCCGAACGTGCGCAAGCTGTGCGGCAAGCGCCTGCTTGGTTGCGCGGATCTCGGCACTTTTGTCGCTCTCAATCCGCCCAGGCAGGCCAACTCCGCAACCGGTATAGACACATTTGTCCTTGAACCTGGTTTTCCAGACGAACTGAGGGGAGTTGGGTTCGAAGGGCGGCGCGTGTAATGGACTGCTTTTGATCATTCAGGGGCGACAGTGTCATGGCTGATCGCTTCCTGCGAGGTACGCGCGGCGGCTTGATGCAGCTCACGGCCACTCAGTCTTGAGTGGTGTGCGGAGCGTAGTTCTGCAAGCGTGGAAATCCCGTGACTGTGCACCGCTTGTTGCTTTGCTTCCTGCACGCGCTGAGCACATGGCTGGGCATACGCTCGCCTCTGAATTCGAGGTTGTGCCGCATGCTGAAGTGTTCAGTTGTGTTTGTAAGCTCTGCTGTCGAAGAGGTGGGTGAAAGCCGGCTT